AAAAAAGGAGTTTGTCAAGACTGCAAGGAAGATAAGGATGCTTCTCAAGATGATCTCTTATCTATTAAAGCTGAAGCAGAACAACTTTTGAAAGATGTCAATGGTATGGGAAAGACTTCCTATCAATTCGTTAAGAAGGGTTTGGAGAAACATGCTAATGATTCAGCCTTTGAAGGTAATGGTTGGGTCCGAGTATGGGTCCAAGAAGATGAAGTTGCTTCAAATTCTAAATATCCTGAAATTTTAAAAATGCCAGATGAGGCTGCTCGTATTGAAGCATTAAAAGAGCTTGCACGAGAGATTGCTCACGAGGCATTAAGTTTAGCAGATAGTAGTGCAGCTAAGGTTGGAGTGCAGAATTATATTGAATCCTTGTCACCTTCTGATCATGACAGGATTGATTGGGTTGCCTTGGCAAGTCCTCAACAGGAAGAGGTTGAATCCTCCTTGAAAACAGATGCTAACAGAGAAAATTCTGCAGAGAAGTGCAAATGTGGACATATTAGATTTGATCACTATTTGCCTAATAATGTGCAAGATACAGAACCAGCCAAATGTGATGGGGGAGAAGGATGTTCATGCAAATATTTTAAGAAAGCTGAATTGAAACAAGCATCTGGTGTTGAAGATGTAATGAGAGGGCAAGCAGGTCCTCGTCAAATTGGTAAAGTGTGGGTAAAGGATAACTATGATGGTGAAGTTATGGTCTATTCTACTCATTTTGCTGATAAGGCAGAATTTGATAGATGGGTAGCTTCAAAGATTGAGGGATCTACCACTAAGGAAATAGTTAAATCAGAATTTCCAGTAACTAAAAAGGCATCTGATTTTGAGAAAGGAATTTCCCAGAATAAGACAGCTGTTGTGGGGCAATGCAATAATTGTGGTAAACAATTAGGCGAAGGTGAGGAAGAGTTTTGTGCTCCTTGTAGAGAGGAATTACGTGATGATCTTCCTGTTAATAAGACAGCAGATGAACCAGCAGTAGAGCCTAAGACCTTTTATAAGGAATTAAAGAAAGCTCCAGCTGGAGTAGACCGTGAGAAGGCTGTTCCAGCAACTCCTGAACTAGATGCCGTTTTAGCCAAAATGGATGCCTTAGAACAGAACCTAGCCACCTTAGATACTACTGTAAAGCAGATTATGGCTAAAGCAAAAGAGGAAGTAGCAAAAGTTGAGCAAGCTGCTGAACGAGTACAAATGGAAAAAGAATTTCAGGATTCTATCAATAAATCTGGTGTGCTTATAGATGCCTTGGAGAATAAGGTTGTGGCATGGCGGGACAAAATTTACACAATGCAGACCCAAGAGGTCAGCTACGTGCCTAATATCACGCCTAAAGAGATGCTTTCCAAAATATTTGCTAACTTTGAAAAGGCAGAAGCTTTTGTTACTTCTGTGCTTAACGGCATGAAGTCACAGGCCGTCAAAGTTTTGGAGAAGACCCTTGTACAATTCCCAGGAAAGAAATCTTCTCTTAACAAAGAAGCATCAATTATTGACCAATGGAATGAAGAGCTTTTACAAGCTTTGAAAGAACTATCCTCACCTTTATAAGGAATAAATATGGAGCTTCTAGCAGATCTTCTTACAAATCCGCACCTCTGGTCGATCATTACACCTGCTGGTTTAGTGATGGCTATTTTAGGATATGCTCTATATCGACTTTTTCAAAAGTATGATAGACTTCAGGAACAGAGAGTTACAGATATTAAGAAATTTAATGAGGAATATCAGCAATTGGCAAAAGATGTGAATGCTACACTCGATTTATTGATTAAATTGACTGGTAGCAAAAATGGTAATGGAGGCAACAAATAACATGGGTGCAGATAAGCAGCGCAAGATCGATCATGAAGTAAAAGAGATCCATACTCAAGTAAAAAAGAGTAGTTTAATTCTCCGTCAGCGAATGAAAGATTTGAGAACGGAGATGACTGAGTGGACTCTGGGTGAAGAGAATGGCGAAAGCGAGGGCATTACAAAATAAAAAATGTAGCCATAATTACGGAGAGATCTATTCCTTTTTGATGGGGAAAGAATCTTCTCTTATCGCTTTTTGGAAACTTTTTCGTTGCTCTTCTTGTCGTGATCTAAAACTTGTATCGAGTGAAAAATAAATTTTATATATTCTAAATGGTCTGACAAATAAGGGGTAATAATGCCAATTATTAACTGTCCTGATTGTGGTCATTTGAAAGCGTTTCATCACGGAGTAGAAAAACAAGTAATGTCTAAAGAAAGTAGTTCCCATTGTTTTAAAGAGTCATTAAGTGGTTGCCATGCGACGATAGAATTTGATAAGGATAAATGGTTAGAGTGTGAGTGTAAACAAAGTTATTAAAGGATAAGAAATGTCTCGTTTCGATGGAATGATACAAACTGATTTATCTGCAAGGATAGCTAATATAATCCAAGCTGCAATGAATCCTAGTTATTGGGCATTGCTTAACTTGGGCATTGATTTATATGACAATCAGGTGCAAATTCTAGATTCCGTATGTGATTTAAGTTTGCCTTATATTGGTATCCTTGCAAGTCGTGGTTCTGGTAAAACATATTCTGTAGCTATTGCCATTGTTAAAATGTGTCTAGATAATCCAGGCTTTCGTGTAGGTGTATTTGGACCTAAAGCAGATACTTCAAAACGTTTAGTTAAAGAAGATATTATTGGTCGCATTCTTTCTCCTTCCTCTAAGGTGCATGATCAGATAGATTGGAATCATACTTCTAATTCGTTTATTCAATTTAAAAATGGATCAACTATAAAGGCATTGTCAGCTTCTCCAACAGCTACACAGGAGTCTGAGCACTTTCATGTGCTAGTTCTTGATGAGGCGCATCGAACTAGTGATTTCGTAGTAAAGGAAAAATTAGTCCCAATGCTTGGTAGTTTTAGTGTGGCTAAAACTATTAAGATTGGGATTTCTCTTTATAAAAATAATTTTTGGCATAGTTGTAATGATAACGGCACCCGCTATAAAGTTTTAAAGAAGTCTTGGGAAGAGTGTGATATTTATTGGCTGCAGGGATCAATTCGTTATGAGGGGAAAGACTATCCCAAACGTATTGTAGACTTGATGCCAAAGAGTGTAAAAGAGAAACTTTTTCCAAATGATCCTTCTCTCCATTATGACTCCGTAGAAGGGTATTCTGAAATTGAATGGAATACTCAATATGCTATGATATGGATGGAGGATATTAACCTCGTTCTATCAGGGGATCAGCAAAAAAAACTTGCCTCTGGTCTTTTTAGTATTTTAGAAAAAGGCCGTCCCGAAATGACAGAGAAATATTACTTTGGTCTTGATACAGCATCTGGAACTTTAATGCCTGGGCAGAAAGATTTAGACTGGACTGTTCTTACAATTTTAAGAAAAAATCAGGATAATACCAAAGACATTATAGCGAAGTATATGTGGCAGGGTGACGTAGTTACTCAAATGCAGGAAATTAGAGATTTGATTCATCCCATTGAGGGAACATTCCAATGTATCATGGGTCTTGCTGATTATTCAAATATTGCCATTGGTATTGTTGAGATGTTTAAAAAAGAAGGAATCCCAATAGCAGGAGTTACTTTTGGAGCTACTGAGCCTATTACAAAGAAGAATTACAAAAACGCTATGGTAGATCAATTCGTTTTTGAACTTGATAGTGGAAGAGTTCAATACCCAAATTTAGAAAAAATTAAGAAAAATAAATTCTTTAAAGAGGGATTTGACCAATGGGGGCTTTTGGAGAGGCATCGTTCCTCAGTAGGTATCAATGATAAAATTTTCGTAGATGCTTCTGCAGGGCATGATGACCATGTTTCTGCTGATGTACTTGCTGTTTGGTGTGCAGATCAAGAGAAATCATATGCAGGTAAGGTTCCTACTACTTTGAGGAACATTGCTATGGGTATATCAGGTCCGATCAACACCAGTGGCAGCAACACTCCAATGCCAGGTCAAAATGGTGATCCGAACGCTGGAAAATTCTTACGGGACAGATTAACATGATTTCCGAAAAACAGTTAAAAGAAGAGATTAAAATTACTAAAGCATTCATTAAGAAAATTGAAAAGAATGTTAAGTGGTTACATACTGAAGAAATTTACAGTTATTTAGATGGTCTGAATTATTGTCTTAATGGGAAACTAGAGTAGAAGATAACAATGGATAAATACAGGTTGGAAATAACAAGTTATTATGGTAGACTTGTATTAGAGAAAATATGAAAAGACGCAAGCCTCAGCCAAGGTGCAAATGTGGCCATGCAAAAACCTCTCATTGGAATCTTGGCAAAACTCATCCTTGTCAATATGGGGATAGTTTATGCTTAGGTGTCTATCATGTTTGTACGGATTTTAAAATGGATAATTTAGCTACATTGGAAAGGTTATCAGAATATTATGAGACCCATTCAAACTCTTGACGAAGCACATAAATATCTAATGTATATAGCAGACGCTCTATATAATGTGGGGTCTACTTTCCATATAGATAAACAGGATAAAGTGGTATTGGAAAAATATGCAAATGATTTGGCTGAATATGCTAAGGGAATTGAGCAGGTAAAGAAGAATATGTTAGCGAAAGATGAATTTAAACGAAAAGATTTGGACGAAGAAAATTCTAGGAGTTAATTTATGGCTCGAATAAAGGGTTCAAAAAATAAATCAAAAAGTATTGAGAAGAAAGGTGTCATGCTAAAAGATGGGAGTACTCCATTTACATTAGGGATGGAAAAATCCGCTTCCATTGATAAAACAGCTACAGGAGAGTATGCTGTAACGCAGACGCAATCATTTTTCTACTCACCTGAGCTAACAAGTGATTCGTGGGTTTTACCTAAATCTCGTCAAGAAATTTTGAAGTGGATTCGTATTTTCTTTAACCTTGAACCATATATTCAACAGATTACAATGATGCATTCATTGTACCCATTTTCCAAATTTGATTTAGTTGTTGCTGATCCCACCGTTAAGAAATTTTATGAGGAAATGTCTTCTAATGGAGATTTCAATCTCTTTGACTTTATTCTCCAAGCCTCGTTATCTAGGGAAAAATTTGGTGAGGCTATTCCATTTGGTAACTTGGCTCAAGATGAAACACCTAATAAAGCAGGTAAGAAACTCTTTCGTTGGCATAATTTTATTTTGTTGGAGCCTGAGCTTGTAGAAATTAAAACAGATATGCTATCTGGTAAGAAAACGTTTGAGATGGTTCCTACTGAGGAGATTAAATCTCTTGTTTCTTCTACGAGACCTGAAGACCAAGAGAGAGTTGATGAGCTTAAGAAAACTTCTCCAGAGCTTGTTAATGCCGTATTGGAGCATAGAAATATTAAATTGGATGAAGAGTGTGTCTCTCAGATTGCTCGTATTACAGATCCTTCTGCAACTCGTGGAACCTCCAGGATTCAATCATGCTTTAAAGCTCTTATTTTGCAGGACTGGATTCGTCTTGCTCAATCAGCTTATGCTAAGAATTATGTATTTCCAAAAGAATTATGGACCATTGGCGATTTAGCTTCTAATACGATGCCTTCGGCAAATGACTTAAATAATTGGAAGCAGCTTATTAATCAGTCTATTCAAAGCCCTCCTTTTACAATTATTGCACCTCCTATTGTTCATTATGAGCCTTTGTCAGTTATGGGAAAGCAGTTTCCTCTTAATGCTGAGTATGACTATATTCAAGATCAGCTGCTAGTCGGACTTGGTGTAAATAAGAATATCATCTTGGGTGAAGGTCCAAACTTTGGCAATAGTAAAACAATGGCATTGCAAGCCCTTGTTATGCAATATAAAGCTGTACGTGATAAATTTGAAGACTGGATGATTAATAAATTCTTCAGACCTATCGCTGAAAAGAATGAATTTTATACAGTTGATCCTGATACTGGTGAGAAGCAACTTATTTTGCCTCAAATCTCCTGGTATAAGTCTTTGGATATTGATGCCCAGGAAAGAGAGCAGGAACAGTTTGCTGAATTCCATAAAGAGGGCCTTATTTCAACTAAGACGCTATTTAGTAAGTATCCTAACTTGGATTACGAGACTGAACGTAAGCAGTTGGAAGCGGAACGTGGAACGATATTTGATAAGGGTTCCAAGGATAATCGTTTACCAGCTCAGATTTCGAGGCCCAGCGGAGAAGGTATGGGTGGAGGTGGGGGAGGGGATATGGGTGGTGGCCCTACTGAGCCAATCGAGCCTACAGAGCCTCAAGAACCTGGGACAGAAGGTGAAGGAGTCTTGCCAGAGGGTCAGGAAGGCACTCCAGATGTCGGAGGACAGGGTGAAGTTGGCGGGGCTAGTGATTTAGGTGCTCCTGAGATTGGCTAAAAATGAGACCTAAACAACAGTTTTGTCCTAAAGGTCATGACAAAGATATAACAGGTAGAACTACAGATGGGCATTGTCGTGAATGCACAAACGAGAGAAGAAGAAAATATAATAAAGGGGAAAAACCAAAAAAGTTATTTTGTAAACGAGGTCACGAAATAGCTGTTGTTGGAAGATATCCTAGTGGTGGTTGTATTGGATGCAGTCAGGAAAGAAAGAGAGATAAGGATATAATTAGAGAACAGAGAAAGGAATACAGAAGTAGAAATAAAGAAAAACTCAAATTAAAAAAGAAACAATTTTATGATGCAAACAGAGACGTTATTTTAGAACAGAAAAAGGTATATGAACAAAATAATAGAGAAAAAATTAATGCTAGTCAGGTTAGAAGAAGGAAGGAAAATATAAATTTTAAATTAGCTTCATATCTTAGATTTAGAATTAATAGTGCCATAAAAAGTGGCCAAAAGACAGGATCAGCAGTAAGAGATTTAGGTTGTACTATTCCCTTTTTAAAAGATTGCATAGCTGCTCAGTTCCATGACGGTATGACATGGGATAATTGGGGAGAAGTTTGGGAATTAGATCATATTAAAGAATTATGGGAATTTGATCTTTCTGATAAAGAACAATTTAAACAAGCTGTTCATTATACTAATATGCAACCTTTAACAGTTGAAGATCATAGAAAAAAGACAGCCAACGGAATGACAAGAAGATGTTTAAAGAAAAGTGAGGCTAAGAAATGAGTTTAATGGATCAAGTCTTTGGGTATAATGGTAGCATAACAAGTTCTAATTCAACTAGTACAAGTACTGTTTGGACTAGTTATCCAAGTCATACTCATACTGGTAATATATCTCCTGGGATTTATACAACAAATACGGGTGGTCTCAGTAGCAATATTACATTTAATCCAATAATTGATATTAAACGATGCAGAAACTGCAATCATGCACATTTAGCAGAGCAGCCTGGTTGCATTGACCAAGAAGGTTGGAATACTATATTTGTTGCCCACTGTCCTTGTAAAGAGTATCTACCAAAAGATAATTTAGAATATTTAGAATATTTAGATAAAAAGAAAAGTAGTAAATAGTTTCCCCTTC